AATCCGCCCTTTTTTTGCCCTGAAAAAATAACCACGTCAATTAAGACGTGGTTACCCTAATATAGAAAGAAAGTGTTTGTAAATTTTAACATATTTAAGATTTTTTGATTATCTATCTGTTTAGCTCATAGGATTTTTTTCCTTAGATTGAGTATCTATTAATTTAACTGTATGATTTTCCCAATCAACTTCATAAATTGATGTATGAGTTGCTCTATTTTCATCTTTATAATTATTACCTATCCAGTGAAGTTGATTCCAAAAGTTTGTATATCTATCCATTTCTCTTTGATAAGTAACAGTAATTTTTGATTTTTTTGCAGCGTTTTGTTTTCGAGATAGGACACCAATAAATTCTGGATTGAAGTTACCTCTGGATAACACTGGCATTTTGTGATATTCCAAGAAGTTTTGTCCAGCATTTAAGTTGCTTTGTCTTGAGCCTAAAAACATTTCATTACCATAAGTTGAATGATAACTATCTCTGCCATATGGTCCCCAACCATTATTCATAATTTTATGTGCTTCAACATCCCAACCAATTTTTTTGAAATTAGTTCTTTTATCTAAGCTAGTTCTATAGCTTTCTTGTTTATAGTTAATTGTCTCTGAAAAAGATTTTGAACCATTACCTCCACCTGACAAGCCGTTAGAGATATTAATATCTCCACCATAAGAATAACCTACCGTTTGTTGTACTTGAAATTCTTCATTTTGATTTTTAGGTGCATAATCTACAACGTTTACTGAGTCATTAGAATCTGAATTAATTGAAATGTTGTACTTAGAACCCCAATAAAATTGAGAACTAATAGTGTCTTTTGGATTTGGCTTTGTATAGCCAGAATAAATGTTTCCAGCAGCTTTGAGTATTAATGTATCTTTATCATAACTTTTATCTTTAATAAAATTAAAAGTTAAAATCTGAGAAATTTTTAACTTATCGGAATCTGATGTTGCAGTTGTTTTGTACAAAGTAATTTTATCATCAACCTTTTTCTCACTTACAGGTGTGATATGTTGAGCTGCATCAACTGTATTGGATAGCAAAAGCAATGCAATTGATGTAACAACTGATGATTTGACTATTTTTTTCATATCAATTATGTCCTTTCACTTTAATTTCATGAGTTTTCCAGTTCACTTCATATTTAACTGTGTAATTTCTGTTTACAAATGCGTTGTGTATTCTAGATCCTTCTAAATAACTATTGCCATAGTGTGTTGTTCTTCTAGTAGCATGAGTAACATCCATATTTCTGCCATACGTTATTTCAAATTCACTTGTATCTCCTGAGCCTTTTTCATGAGAAACAGTTGCAATAAATGAAGGATTGAAACCACTGTGTACTAATGGGGGTAATTCATTGTCTGGCACAAAATAGTCTCTCGGATTTTGACTATATGGTTTATATCCAACAAATAAATTTGGATCATGTCCAGACATTTTACCTAATGATGTGATAAATGAATTAGCTTTTATTCCCCATTGAACACTTTTTGAATTTTGATGTTCTACTTCACTGATATAGTTTTGTTGATTATAACTAATTGTTTTTGAATAATTAAATGAACCATTACCTCCTGTTGATGGATCACTATTAAAATTACCACCTATGTTATAACCTAATGTTTGACTAACATTTACTGAATCTATTTTATTTTTAGGTAGATAATTTATTAAATCTACATTGGGGTCATTTGTTTTGAGACCAATATTGTATTGGAAAGGCCACCTCATTGCTTTTATATGATCTGTGTTTTTGTAATTGTAATAAGTAGTCTTTGAATTGATAAAACCTTGCATTTTTAAAATCAAAGCGTCTTTGTTATACTTTTTATCTTTAACAAAATCAAACTGAATATTTTGTGTGACCCCCCACTTATCGCTACTTGTATCTTCTGTTCTTTTGACTACCTCAGCGCCATCACCAATATTCTCAATATTGTTATCAGCTTTAGATTCATGAAACGAAGTAGCAATAGGAGTGATTATTCCTAACGACAATGTTGCAGCTAATAGTCTTTTTTTGACCATAAAAATCATTTCCTTTCTTTATAAATTTTATTACATTTTTATATTAAACCTTTTTAACTTTTAATAAAATTAAATATTTATTAAAAGATTTACCGAGTTTAAAATATCTATAAATGTGTTTTTTTACTATTATTTCGAAAAAAACCCGTTCATTACCAAACAAATTATAAATAATTTATATTTTGATTGATAATAAACATAAAACCACGATATAGTTGACCATAACAACTTTTTAATCATAGCACACAATACGAACACAAAATAATTTATATACTAAAAACGTTTGTTTTTTTAAAATTTAATATATTTATGTAAAAATTAACTGTTTATTAATTTTAAATAATAGGCAAATACCGAAGTACCTGCCTAAGATTCATCATATACAATTATCAAACTGCGCTAAACTTACCAAAACTACTTATCCTATTACCTGCTTTATCTACCTCTCCTGTCGCGATATAACGACGTTGTCCACTATTAGCGATATAAGTAATCCATCTATAGCCATTGATACAATATGCGCCGTCATATTTGATTGTTGCGTTATTAGGTAATACACCAGTAATTCTTGAATTAGTTGAATAGCCGTCCCTTACGTTATTACCTTTAACATTGGCAACTGTGTAATTACCAGCCTCTTTTTTATAAGGCACATTATTCTTATCAAGTGTATAACCTGCTGGCACTGGTGGATTTTTTTGGTTTTTAGCTGATGTTTTAACATTACCAGCTACCAAACCACCTATAGGCTTACCATGAATCGCACCAGCTATTAATTTAGAATACAAGTCATAATTCTTCTTAATCCAATCCATATCTTTTTTATTAGTAATAAAACCTAATTCAGATAAACGATAATTGATATTTATTTCTGCTGATACATTAACGTTCAGTAAATCATTACGAGGTGTTACACCTCTTATTTGTCCTAAGTTATTTTTAATAACATCTTGTATACTTTTATCAATAGTATCTGCATTGAATTGACTTGAAATAATAACATGCCCACCACTTGCACTTTCTCCTGCTGCGTCTAAATGAATCTCTAGAACAATGTCATACCCCTGTGATTTAACCCAATATAAGCCATAATCTTTATTATTTCCTACATTAACACCGTAAGCAGTATCTTGATACATATCTTGTGATTGACTTGAGCCACCATATAATGCAACTTCGTGACCTGCATGTCTTAAATACTTAGCGATATTTGGTGTTATATATTTACGGATAAAATCACGTTCATTTGTTCCGTTTCCGACTGCTCCAGGATCGTTATAACCATGACCGGCTACAAGCATAATTTTTTTAGGTTTAATTACTGCTTGCTTTTTGGCAGTTGCTTGCTTAATAACGCTTTTAGCTTTATCTCCAACACTTACTTTATCTGGGAAATTTAATCTAATAAAATACATTGGGTCATCGTAATAATGAACATGTCTTGTAACGGTTTCGGGACCCCAACCAGGTTGCGCAACGCCATTTGTCCAACCTTTACCATTCCAATTTTGGCCAAACGATGTGAAAGTGTTTAGATTAGCGCTCTCAACAATTTCAACATGTCCAGCTCCGCCACCATACTTTGACGGGAAAACGACAATGTCCAACTTTTGCGGTAAAAAGCTATCATAGTTTTTAATTATTTGCCCGTATTTTTCAATCCTTGCTTTATTATCAAATGGAATATTATAAGCGTATAAACCTTGTAACCTTTCGCCTGTTGCTATCATAAAAAACATATTTGCGTAATCGTAACACTGAAATCCATAAAACAAATCAGGATTGAACTGCTTCCCTAATGAATTATCAAACCATTTTTCTGCTTGGTTTTTTGTTATCAACATTGGTCAACACCTACCCTAAATCATTTGTGTCGTTCATATTCGTAGGTGTCATTACTTCTTTAATTGGCGCTTGCCCTGTTGCTTTTCTATACTTGTTTTCAGCTTTATATTTCTTTAGCTTTTGATTTGCCCATTTACCTTCTTGAGATGTTGGATTGTCTTTATACGTAGTATATAAAGCAACAACAGTAAGTATTATTGATGATATAGTCTCATCGTCTACTGGAATCGGGCTAATACCTTTGTTCGCTAAGAATTGATTTACTAATGCTAAGATCAATACGATGTATCTTGTTATTACTTTTGCATCCATTTGTTTGCTCCTTTTATCCAAAATAAAAAGCCAGTGCCGAAGCACTGACTCTTAACTATTACTTACACTTACCAAACCAGAAACACGACCAAAAGCTATATCCTAAAATTCCCTTAAGCATGGTAATCACCTCCTTTAAATGCCAAAAATAGTTTTTAACAAGGCTATAACAAATGTACTTAGAATCGTCCCTATTAATCCTAGAATCCACATCTTGATGTCTCTAATATTTTTAGCATTTTTCTCTTTATTTTTTTCATCTTCTTCTTTGTCACGTCTTAGTTCTTCGAAATTTCTATCTAACTTGTCATAAATTTTTTCTTGCGTTCTCAGACTGTCTTCTATTCTGTCGAATTTTTCAAACATAGTCTTATCATTTTCTTCTAATCGCGTTAAACGCCAATCTTGTTCGTGTCGTTTGGTAAATCCAAACATTACACCACCCACTTTATTCAAATTAAAAAGCCATAAGATTATAACCTATGACTCTAGATTTTCTGGATACTTTTCTCCTGTAATAATTGCATATTCCTCTTTATCTATAACTTCCATATCTACATACCACGCTATATCTTCTTTACTATATTCTTTCAATTGATACCATGTTTTAATATCTTCGAATGTTGGTGAAATTAATTTAAGCATTTTCAGTCTCTCCTTTAACCTCTTCTAATTTTTTATTAAGTGTCACAAGTTGTTTTGCCATTAGTGCATTTTGCTTATTAACTTGCATCGATAACTTTGTACTTTGAACAACTTGTTTCTGCATACTAGCAACCATTTTTCGTAAGATGTCATCAGAAGCGACTGTGTTTTGTTCTTCACTGTCAATCTGTTGATGCAAGTCATCTTTTTCTTCTGAATAATCTTCGTTAAAAACTATTTCCCCATTTGAATATTTAAAGGCTTTAGGTCTAAAAACTTGAGAGAAATTTTCTGGTAAATTTTCAATATCAATACCTTCTTCAAAGCCACCAATGATAGCGTATGAAATTATCTCATTACGCTTGTTAACTAATATTTGCATTATTTTCTCACTCCTATAATTTTGTTGATTGTTCCTCTATTTGCATTTGCACCAGAACCTCTTCGACTTCCTAAGTCAAAATAAACATCGTTTGATATAGTTAATGATGTACGACTAGATTTAGTTAATCCAAACTCATAAACGCCTCCACCGTCACCGTCATTATCCGGTAAATTTGATGGGTTCAATGAAATTTTTCCGCCACCAAAGGGGTTGCCAAACTCAGTAAAATCTCCACCTGGAAAAGTTCCATAAAAAATTAACAAAATAAATTGATCTAAACTTTCATTAAGATATAATGTTGAGCCAACGCCATTTGCCGTCCCATCAAAAATAACTGAATATCTTTTATTAAACTTGTCATCTGTGTATAGTTTGGCATTGCTTTCAGCCGTGTTAGCCTTTGATTGCGCGTTTTGAACTGTTTCAAAAGGTGTGTTGTAATCATTAAGCGCTAATTCTGACCAATCAGACCACGAACCCACTTCTTTTCTCTTAACAAATACTTTATTTGTACCATTTGGACGATATGTCATACGTTTGTAGTCGGAAGTTACTACTAAATATTCGACAGTACCATTAGTGCTTGCGCCTCTTGGATAATTTATAGCTTGCGAAACATAAATAAATTGGGTTGAATCGCCTATTCTTTGTTCTGGATTATTAAAATCAAATCCAGTAATCTGCATTATCTTACCATCATCTTTAGTAATCTTAGCTTTTTGCCAATTTGAAGTTGAGCCACTTGTGACTAAACCACCACTATTCACTGACTGCTTGAAGGCTTCATGTTTCTCATCCATATATCGCTTTTGCTCATCGAATGTTCTTGAATATGCTTGCGCTTTATTTTCCAAATCAGATATACGGCTATTAGCAAGTTGCTTTAATTCATCAATACTTGAAGATTTTGCTATTTGAATATCTGATAGACCTTTTTCTTTAGCTTTTTCAATCAGACTCGCATAATCCTCACCATTTTTTATAGCCTCGTCCATTGCTTTCGCGCGATCCATAATAGTTTTTTCTAATTCTTGAAACTCAACAATATAGTGTAGTTTTGTTTCAGAGGGAATCTTGCTAAACAAACTTTTTTCAACGTTAAATGTGATAGTTCTCTCTACAACTACCACGTCTGAATTACCTAATTCTGCAACCGAAACTTGAGCTTGATAACTTCCATCTCTTTTAATTACATCATTAGGTAATTGAAATTTTAAAATACCTTTAAATGGATCTAATATTTCTAGTGGAGCAACTACCATTACTCCTTTACCTCGAATCGCTATTCGTGCTTTGATATTTTCTTCACTCAGTAATAACGGTTGATTATTTTTAATGATATTAAAAAGAAGAACAGAAGAATCACTCTCTCCTGTTCTAAAAGTTATATCTAGATTTGAAATATTTTCATAATGCGCTGTGTTTTCTAAATTTATAGCTACAGATTTCTCTAAATTACTCATTAACTTATAATTCTCCCTTCGTGTAAAGTCCATGGCCCTGAACTTGTTTTGCTATCATAATTTTTCAATAGTATCTCAGCAGATGCTGTAACACTATTACGAACTAGCCTATGAACAAAGCCACCTGTGTTTGAAGCTTCTACATATAAGTTCCAACCAGCTACCCCTTTACGTTCAGTTGGAAAATCTGTAAAACGTTTTGTATCATCCGTAGTTAAATAAAACGACATGCCTACTATGTTAATATCTGACATTTTTGTGATGAATGAAGGTACTCTCTCCCATTTACCACTATTTTTAGGCACATAATTCCAGTCCGAAATGTCTCCAGTTCTTCCAGAAAGCACCCTTTCAAAAGTCATCATATTCCTTGCATAACTATTACGCGTCAATATCTGAATTACATCACCGCCAGTTTGTGGTGGCTTAACTTCCAAGAACCAACCTGCATCACGCCATTCTCTTGGTAATGGGAAATCATCGATTTGAACTGTATGATCAGTGTATAAATAGTAAAGACCTGGCTCTGTTAACATCCCAAGATTCTTAAGTTTATCAGGCCTCATTGGTAAAGGTTTAACTCTACCACCTGTGTCACTCATGATAAAAGGAACGCCTCTTGAGTGAAGTATTTCTAAAATACCTCTTTGCCCAATCATGAAAATACGATGTGTTCTATTTCCATCACCACCGACAGTAACACCTAGCATCAAAGCTTTTTTACCACTATCTTTGTCATAGTATATTTGCAAACCTTCTGCTTCCGCAAATTCGCCAGGAAATGAATCTAGTGTTCCACCATAGTCAGCATTAACCTGATACGCTTCTTCTCCTGTTTCTAAATCGAAAGCCGTTAAATAGTTTCTATTATTTGGATTACTGTCTCCTGTATACCAATACAAGTATTTTTCATCAAAAGTCACACCCTGCATTGGTTGGGTTTCGTTTGTTAGTCTCATAGGGATACTGATTTTATGCAAAACTTTATCAATATTTTTATCAACATCGTCTAAACTTCTTATCTCTATATAATTCATTGAGTTTTCAAGTTCCCACTGACTTCTAGGTCTCTCAATTCTGTATAGAATTTTATTTTCTTTTTCATTTATGACAGGGGTGATGTAGGGTTTTTCTGGGTGTCCTGTAAATACATCTTGCATACCATACTTGCCATAGCTAATTTCCACATTAGGCGTATACTTGAAACGAACTAATGTATTCTCATTATTACCATTTAAGATAAAACTATAAATCCATAACTCATCATCAATATATCTATAACCGTTATGTGTACCATGACCCCCACCTACAATCAATGAGCTGTCTATAAATTGACCATTAGGTCTTAAACGACTTAGCATATAGCCATTATTTCTAGCTTGTGTCATGTATACTATGCCTGTTCTATTATCAAACCAGAAGGATTGCATTACTGCATTTGTAAGAGGTGCAAGTTCTGTCACAAATAAAAACTCTTGCTTATCAGGTTCAAAACGATACTCGATATCAAGAATTTCTTGTTTGGTCTTATTTAATTCTCTTATAGTTTCCTCTTTATTAATTTGAGTTTTGGTTTCCCAATCGTCTAAATGTTCTTTTAATGTGTCAAAGGTTTCGCCGTTTACATTAACTCGAGCTTGAACAATCTCATTAGCACTGTTATTACGTGGTGCCACAACAAGTGCGTTAATTTGACTTTGTAAAGATTTGTTTACTGCTGCTTGCGATCTACCATTATAATAAATTTGCTCAGCGAAGTGTTGAATTGTTTTAGCTTTCTGATGCAACTTAAACTCTGTTGTCAAGCCAAGCGCAAATTGCTCTATTCTTTGCAGGTTTTGAATTTCTTTAGCTCTATAATCTCGACCTGCTAAAGCTCCCAAATCCTTTATTAAATACAAATTTTCCATAATGCACCTTCCTTTCTAATAAAATAGCACTGTACCAAGTTTCCCACTATCGTCAACTGTTATTTTCCACAATTTACCGTTTGGGGATTTCTGTACAATGCTATTTTGAATAATTCCTGCTTCGCCTATTTTTAAATTATCTAATTTATTTTTATCATCTACCGAAATGATACCGTCTTGAGGCAATCCATCAATATCACTACTGCCTGCATAAGGTATCCCATTTATAGCTTTCCAATGTGTAGCTGGAAAGTACTGTTTATCGTTTTCAAGTAGCGCTTTGATTTTAACTTCTTCTGTTGCCATTATATTAATACACTCCCTATATCCATTGTCTCGAAAGGAGAATTCAAAGTACTAGTGTATAAACGATTTATACGATTTGCTTGATAGTTATATCTATTATCTTGTGCAATAACTCGTCTGTTAAGTGCTTGTTGAATTTGTACCATATCTTTTATTTCATTGCTGAAAGACACTTCATCTATTGCGTTTACAAATGGATGTGACCTATCAAGTTTAACAACCTTTAATTCAGTGTTATATCCCATTAATTCATGAACAAAAAATACGCTATCTCTTGGCTCTATTTTTTCATAACCTATATAATTAACATCTAATTCAGTCTTAGGAGTATCATTTATTTGCTTTTTTGCAAATTCTAACAGCTTATCCTGTGTTTCGATATCTTCATTTGTTTGCGTATTAGCATATCGAATCCCAAACTGCTTTGCACTATCTGCGACGTAGTCGACAATTGCTTTGTATTGATTGCGACCTGAATTATCAGCAATTAAATTTAAGACTGTTGATTTTTCAGTTCCAACATACATACAAGGCTTAGCTTTTTTATTTGAAGATATATCAATTCTATTTTTGGGGTCTTCTCCTAAAAATATCATTTCTAAAACGTGCTTGCCTTTATCAATATTTTTTATTAAATCTATTGTTTCAGACTGAACCGACTTAGCAAAACAAGAAATTTGCTTAATTTGCTTGCCGTCTAAAATCAACTTATATATTCCACCTTGGGAACCTTTTTTGATTGTAAATCTAACTGTTTCATTACCATACTTGCAATCAAAGTTAATAGTTGCTTTAGAACCAATTGTTTCTGTGCGATAAGTACCTTCTTTTATGAAATCATTTGAGTAATTAATGTCAGTTGTTTTAATAGGATTATAATTTTTCTTTTCCTCGGCTGTGTACTTTTTCCCAAAAACTTTTATAGCTGTTCTTAATTCCAACGTACTGACAGTTGCAGATACAGTATCAGTATTATATTGATATCGAATCACTTTCTCGCTTCTTTGATAAAATGTTTCAGGAGAATAAAAACCAATCTCTGTATCATTTGGGTAAATTATACAGCCAAACAGGTCTACCGCTTCTTTACAGTATTCTAAGCCGTTTTTGTTACCTAATTCGTCAATCGGTACTTTTCGCTTAAAATCTCCAATTATTTTATAGGTCATTTTGACCGAAGTTTTTTGATTTGCAAATCCATATCTTAAGTACTCATCTAAAGAGTATTCTGGCGTTTTACCAGTTTCGCTACTGTCGTCATCAAGCTTATTTGATTCCACTGAGTGATTTTGAAATTCATACATTATGTGATATGCCGTAACTTCAATAAAAACTTTATCACCTTCAACCTTTGGCGCTGTCTGCTTAATTGTATATTTTTCACCATGATAAATTATGAAGTTTTCACAAATCAATAAATCAAAAACAAAACTATTATGAGTAGTTCTATAAACTGTAAAGGTGATGTACCTAGCTTCATTCAGTTCATAATATTCTTTAAAAGAACCATAATCTACATCTAGTAAATTTTCACAAATCAATTCATTAAAATCCATTACTGATAAATGATCATGATAATCCATTAAATCACCTACCTATAAATAAAAGGAAACTTAAATGTAGTTTTAATATCACTGACGTCTCCTTTAATCTTAAATTCATTTTTACCTGGCGCTAATGTTATAATGCCTCTATTTGTATCAATTCCCACTCTATTTATATCTCGATATGCATACACACCATCTAAAACAAAATCAGTGTTTTTATCTATACTTTTGTTGTACTTAAAAATATCACCTGTTGTATAGTTAACCAGTTCAAATCCTCCACTCGCATTTAAATTAATTAATATTTTCAAATCGTGCTTGAATCGTGGATTTATCGTATCAGTAGAACCGTTCCAAATAGTAAATTGATTTGATGTATGAGTATATTTAGGTGTGAAATCAAGAGGAATTCCATTTTCAAACATCCAATTAGAGTCGAATAAGAACTCGCTATCGGTCCAATTAACTGATTCAGAATACCCTTTATAAACATTTAAACTTACTTCAATTTCAGTTGAAGAACCATCTTTTAAATTAGATGTAACATTAGCTGTATTCACTGCATATTTAACACCAGGCATTTGAGAAGTAATAACATAATAAGGATGTCTGCGATTAAACACAGATCTAAACCAATGCTCAAATAGATTTAGATCTATAACATCTATACCATCATAGCCAAACCTTAATACTAATGAAAAAGGCGCAAAACTAATTGCGCCCGGTAAAATACCATCTACTCCGTTAATAGTTACACTATTATCATTGGTGTTTGGACTTTCAGCCCTTGCATCTAAAAATATAAGCTGATTAAAATCTGTTATTACTTCTTCCATGTAACCATCTATGATTTTTACAAAAGATTGCATTAATTAGTCAAACCTCCCATATAATTATTTGCATTTGCTCTATGCCCACTTTGTTTTGACAATATTTTTTCTAAACCTCTAATTGCATCATTAGAACCTAAGTTATTATCCTGAGAAGAAACAGTTTGAATCAATGCATCTGTTAATTTATTTCCTTTATCACTTAACATAACAATTTGTTTCAACAATTTTTCAACTGTTGAAGTATCATTATTTACAGTGATGTTATTTGGCTTGCCATCCATACCGATGATGCGCATAACCTGTTCAGTTAATTGAATTGCTCGTTTACGTCTAGTTAAAGGGATAACCATCTCCTGTTTATCTCCTTCACCCACTTCAGCAAGTTGATGCTTTGTAATCAAACCACCATTCGCATATCTTCTTGGACCACTTGGAGACCAACCACCTCTTGGGTTAAACTGTGAGCGCCAATATCTGTTGTTAAAGAACGCTAATAACTGATCGTAACCACTATATATATTGTTGTGACCTCTAACAGCATAATGTCTAAATGTTTGTGGGATATATTGAAGCAATCCTTTTGCTGGATTGCCCTGTAAAACGTTGATGTCTCTAAGCGCACTAGATTGAGTTATACCTGCATTTCCTCCTGATTCGTGTTGAATCAAGCTAATAATATTTCCTACATCACCCGAAGTAACATTAACACCCATTCGTTTTGCTGCACGACGTATATCGCCTGCCCAAGCAGATGCAGCCTTATTAACACCTGAACCACTTCGAACGCCACTACCTTTAAGTGACTTCAACCATTTTTCTGGATCTTTAGCTGTATCATTCCCTGGATGTGACCCTTGCATCAATTGTAAATGTAAGTGTGCTCCTCTAACGAAATTACCTGTAGCACCTGATTTCCCTATCAGTTGACCAGCTTTAATACGTTGGCCTTGTCTTGCTAATTGCTTAGATAAATGCATATACCAGTTCCATTCATTAGCACCAGTCTTAATTTGTATAGAATTACCGCCACCGTAATCAGTCCATACCTTATCTGCTATACCACCTTTAACGGCATAAACGTTTGTTCCAGTAGGCATACCAAAGTCTATACCATAGTGACGACCGCCATTAAAGTTAAGTCCACCTGTGTAGCGTCCAAATCTTTGCCAGATTGGATATTCAAATAGATAGCTTCCATCGCCTCCACCACCGAAATCTTCAAACCACGATTTTACTTTGTCTACTAATTTCTTTTTGAGCAATGAGTATGCGCCTTTAGCTATTTTTACTGTAGCGTTAGCTCCGCCTCCAAAATTAATATTTAAACCTGACATTACTTTATTTACTAGTTTCCCTGGATGTTGTACGTAATCCCACACATCGCCGATTTTATCGCCTAACCAAGATGCACCATCTTTGATTTTATCGCCTGCTGCTTCAACCATTTCTTCTGCACCTTTTTTGATATTATGCGCTGTGTTTTTAGCTGTAGCTCCAAATTCTCCTGCTTTTTTACCTATATTACCTTTAAGTTGGTCTAGCCAATCTTTCTTTTTCGTACCTCCATGAAACTTTGGTAAAACACCCATACGCTGTAACTTCAGAGTGTCATTAGCATTTATTACGCTATCCCCAACTCCTAGTGAAACAACCACATCTCGTCCTTGGGGTGCATGGAATGTTCCGTCAGCCCTGTGAATTACTTCTTGAACTCCACCACCTGGGGCGTTTCCAGAACCTCTATCATTTAATACAGCAAATGTCGGTTGCGTTAATGCTCCCGAATTATCGGTAGCTACACCCTTTCCTGCTAAAGTACCAGTAGACAATGTAGGTATTGGCTTGATGAGATTTTTATCAGTAATGGCTTTAGATATTTTATTAATACCGCCAATCATGCTATTCAAACCGCCAATAGCTTTATTAGCAACATTTTTACCTAAATCAGCCGCAGCTCTTCCCATGTCTTTACCAATATCTCTAATCCAATCATATGTTTTGGATAGCCATTTTCTAAAACCATTAAATACTGATTTAGCGTTAGACCATGCCGAACTTGAAATTGCATCAAAACGATCGTGGGCTCTTGAATACATATCCCCAGTCCAACCTTTTAAAGATTTGTATGAGTTACTAAACCATTTCGATGTTCCTTTCCAAACGGATTTTGCATTCGACCAAGCTGTACTAGAAATATTATCCCATTTCGCGCGAGATTTATTAGCCATATCCGTTAGCCAGCCCTTTGCACTTTTATATGCATTGCTAAACCATTTTGATGTGCCTCTCCAAATAGATTTTGAATGCGCCCAAGCTTTATCTGAAGCATCTGAATACTTTTGCTTAGTTTGATTGTAAATACTTCCTGTTGTCGATTTAACAGATTGCCAAGCTTTTCCAAACCATTTACCAGTACTATTAGCTATAGCCTTAGTGTGGTATCCTACAGAACTTTTGGCTGATCTCCAACCTGAACTTAATTTGCTTGGAATTCCTTTGATTCCGCTCCACATTTTTTTCATTTCGCTGCCAAAATGATTAGCATTTCTGCCCATTTTACTAAAGGCTTCGCCAGTTTTAGTTTTTACGCCGTCCCAAGCATTTCCAAACCATTTCTTTATATTTTCTCTGTTTCTACGAGCTGTTTCTTCTTGTTCTTTAGCGTATTTATCGCTTTTTTTCTTTTGGTCTTCTCTAAAGTTAGACCACCAACTTTTAAGGCCATTCCACCACTTTTCAGTGTTTTTATATACACGACCACTGGATAAATCCATCTCTTTATCAATATCTTTATTTTGCTTTTTAACAACGTCTACTACAGCATCTTTTTTAGATTTTGCCTTTCTTACTTCATCCTTATGTCTTTGATCAGCAATAGCTAACAATTTATCTTTTTCAGACTTAGAAAGGTTGACGTTATTTTTTATAGCAATGACATCATCTTCATACTGCTTATCCACTTCTTTTTTTCTTGCTTTTCTTGCTTTTTCTGCTTCTTTAATTGCTTTGCTCGCTTCGTCTATTGAATAAGCATTTCTGTTTCTTTGCATTCTTACTAAAATACGCTCTTGCTCTTTTTCAGTCTTACTCAATTCTTTAACAGTGATATCACGTCTTTGATTTTCAAGCTTTTCAATTTCTTTTCTTTCATTTTCTGAAATCTGACCATCACTCAAAGCTTTTTCTTTCAATTCTTTGATTTTCTGATTGAGTTCTTGCTCTTTTTTAATTCGCAAGTCATTTTTTTCTTTAGTTCGAGTTAAAATGTTTTGCTTTTCTTGTTCATCGAATGCACTATACTTATCAATAAGTTCTTGAGTTTTTTCGAGTTCCTTTTTATTTCTTTTTTCTATTTCAGCTATAAGGTTATTAGATAAATCCGTTTCAATTTTCAAAAGTTTTTTTGCTTTGTCTTCTGATATCTGACCCGAGTTTAAACGTACTTTTTCCATGATTCTGCTATTTTCTTCAGAATAATGCACATATTTTTCTAAAGCTTTTTCTGTTTCTTTTGAAACACCTTTCCCTAACACTTTTACAGTATCAGACGCTTTTTTAGAAGCTGTGCCCATGGTTTGCATAAATCCTTTAAACTTGTTGACTCCTACTTTGAGAAGGTCATCGTCGCTTAATGATTTATAACCATCTTTCATATCTTTTGAAAACTTTTCTTTGAAGCTTTTGCCGATACTTCCAAGATAGTTTTTAAACTCTCCTAGCTTTCTAACAGCGCCGCCAATAATTTTACCACCAAAAAACTTTATAGTTTCTCCTAAACCGTTAATACCGTTTCTGAACCATTCCACACGATCATATGCGGTTTTAAAAACTTTATACGCAATTGTAATAGCAGTTATTGTAGCACCTATAGGTCCTGTTAAAAACCTTAAGGCTACACCCGCAAATCTTGCGCCTCCACTTACTGCAAATAAAGATTTTGCAGCTAATCCTAAACCGTTTTTCAAAAGTTTGAACGGTAAAATTGCTAGCTTTGCAGAATTTTTCAAAACATTTATAGGTTTTAAATTAAACATCATAGCTCCGGCTAACCCTTTAAAGCCTTTTGACGTTTTTCCTGTTGTAGAACCAAGAAATAATGTTTGAAGACCTAAAGATTTCATTGCTTTTGAATTAGTATTTGAAAGGATTGTATTTTCAGCAATACGTCTATTTAATGACGCATATCCTTTAGCAGCACTTCCAACTGTACGTATTAATAACCCTCCAGCAAGAACTGCAGGTCCAATTGCTGCACCAAAAAGTGCTAATCCTACTGAAGCTTTTCTAACCCAACCAGGGAGATGTGTAAATCCATCAACTAATTTTGTTAAACCTTCCGCTCCTGCTCTAATCATAGGCGTTAAATCTTTACCGACTTCGATTGCTAATGATTCAAAAGCGCCACCTAATTGTTCCAGAGCGCCTTTGAGATTATCTTTCATCAAATCTGCTGCTTTTTTACTTTCGCCATTGGAATTCTTTAAGGATTTACTATAGCTATTAATTTTATCTGGTCCCGCTTCAATCAAGGCTAAAAATCCACTTGCTGCTTCAGTACCAACTATTGTAGCCACTGTAGCTAGTTTTTGTTCTCTCGTCATGCCTTTCATGTTATCTTGGAACTGTCTAATCAATTCGCCCATTCCAACAAACTCACCTTTAGCGTCAGACAAATGAATACCTAATTTTTTCATTTCCTTAGCCGTACTTTTGCTTGGATTAGCTAGCCTAATAAACGAAGCTCTTAAGGCAGTACCTGCTTGAGACCCCTCTAAACCTGAGTTAGATAAAACTTCAATTGCTGCAGAAGTGTCCTCTATTGAAACACCTAATGCTTTTGCTGGAGTACCTGCATATTTTAATGCATCTCCCATGTATTGAATATCTGCAGCACTGTCATTAGCTGATCTCGCAAGTAAATCAGCAACATGGTTTGCATCCGATGCTTTTAAACCGAAAGAATTAATTGCTGATGCCATTACAGTTGCAGTTGTAGCCATTTCTGCACCACTTGCTTCTGCTGCACTGATAACACCCGGCATAGCCTCCATTGTTTGTTTGGCATTAAATCCTAGAGCTGCCAATTCTTCCATACCTTTAGCAACTTCGTTAGCACTTTTACTGGTTTTAGCTCCTAAGTCAACTGCTTGATTAGACATGCTTTTCAAGTCTTTACTGCTTGCTTGCGCAATCGCTCCAACTCGAGACATTTGGCCTTCAAAGTCTGCACTTGTTTTTAATGCTGCACCTAACCCTAAAGTAATTGGTGTAGATACGCCCATCGTCATTGTACGTCCCAGGGAAGTCATTTTGTCTCCAATAGAACTAAATTTCTTTGACATGACATCCGCTTGACTTGCAAGTTTACCGAAATGACTTTGAGCTATCATTTGTTCTTTGTTAAAAGTCTTCATTTCGGATGAAGCTTTATCTATTGAACGCTCCAAATTATTTAAAGCAGCTTTTTCTTTATTAACAGCTGTTTCAGCTTTTGCGACATTAGCGCTATGATTCTTAATAGTATTGTTTAAATCATTAAATTCTTTTTCTGTTTGCTTTAATTTAGTATTAGTTTTAGCGTAAGAACTTTCAATTTTATCATTTGATTTTGAAAGATTGTCATTTTGCACTTTTAGTTTTTGAACTTGATTGCCTTCTTGTTTATATTGTTCAACAAGTGCTTTATGCTTAGCGGACTGCTTCTGTACTGCGTCACTTGCTCTTTTTAGTTGTGCAGTAGTAGCTTGGTTACTATTCTTAAGCTTTTGTTCTGCATCTCTCAACTGTTTAAGTTTTTGATACGCATCTTGTTTACGTTGATTTGTACGTTTATATTGATTTTCAGCTTTTTTAAGTTCTGTATTCGATGATTTTAAGGCTTCTTTAGATTTATCAAGAGCTAATTTTTCTTTTTTATTGGCTTCTACTAACTTTAAATATGCTTTCTCAACATCTTTTACACTGGATTTAGCTTTTTGGTAATTAGCGTTAACTTGTTTAAGCTCATCTTCTACTTGAGAATACATCTTTTTTTGAACTTTAAGCCTATCATTTAACCCCTTAATTCTCGCCTGATATTTTTTCATTGATTTTTCAGACTTATCAAATGCTGACAGATTAGCTTTCATTTCACTATTAACAACACCTAATTGTCGCTTTAAACCTTTCATGCCTTCTTGGACACCTAAATGGTCTAATTTCAGCTCCAAGGTCATGCCTTCTACTTTTTCATTCATATTAACCTCCTTTCTAGCTTCCAAAAAGTTTTCTTAAATCCGTACCTGTAATGACTTTTTGTTCACTTTGTTTTTCTTCAGTCTCTTCTTTATTCTCTTCATTAAGTATTTCTAAAAGTTTTACATACGGTTGTTTTCTGACTTCAGTTAATGTCCACCCATACTGTTCCATACAGAAACGTTGTATTTTCTTAATGTTCGATAAAATGTCTCTTATTGAGATTGTTCTTCTGTCTTTCCCATCTCTTCTGGTTCAGTTTCTGAATCTTCTTCATCTTCACCATTGATTTCTCGAAATATATCTTTCAAGGCTTTTGTATAAGTTTTAGTGCTCATCTTGTTCAGAACATCTTCTTCAGTCAATCCTTCATCTTTAAATAAATCTACTAATAACTGTCGCTCTTTTTGTCTCATTTTTGTTGCGTTAGGTGCTTCTTTTTTATTCTCTTGATTTACTAATTCTAAATACTCATAGCATTTTTCTGCTTCGCCCATTGTTACATCTTCTTTTGTATAGCTCTCTGTTTTTCCTGTTTTACGATCTTTAATTTCAAATTTAATCATTGTATTAGCTCCTTTTATTCAAATAAAAAAGACGCAGATATACTGCGCCTTAAATCCCTATCCGTTTGTTACTGTCACTGAAATTTGTCCTGACTTATCGCTTCCATCAGTAGACGTAGCAGTGATTACTGAAGTACCTTCAGCTACACCGTGAATTGCTCCTGTATTTTCATCTACAGTAACAAATTCTGGATGTTCACTTGTATATTTCAATATTTTATTCGTTGCTGTGCTTGGTGCAATGTTTGGCTCAACATTGTCATCGGTATTTACCATAATTGATTTAGTTTCTGGTGTAAATGATACGCCTGAGACTAGAATTGGATTGGTTTTGAATTGAGGTACATCAACTTTACTAGATTCTTTACCATTTTCTTCCCATGCCACTTGGTAAGTACCTTTTGGATAAGTTGTATCCGCTTCTAAATTAGATAAAGTTACTGACACTTTGCCTTCACCTTGTTCAGAAGCTACGACGTCGTCTCCTTTATAAACCTTTAAAGTTTTAGTCATAAATTATTCTCCTTTGATTTATTTTGAAAGCCCCTATTCTGCTGAAACTGTTGCAGATTTTGAATTAACTGCTACTTCAACATTTTGGGGGTTAGCTGGGTAACGAACCTGCAGAATCCTCTGAATGATCTTCACTGTCCGTGTATCCAACGAATACTTTTTTGAAGAATTCTGCTTCTCCTTCTTTACCTTCATGATAACCGTATACAATACCTTGTGACGTTCCATCAACATCAACTTTTCTATTCATCCAGTCACCTGTTAATTTTGTAGGTTCTGGTGCTTCTGCTTTTTCACCTCGTGTTTTAAATTCAATTGAATCTAAACTAAAAGTACCTTTAAGTAAGGCTACATATACCGGCTGACCTGTTAAACCATCTTCCGATTCGCCAATTACTGTTACATACGGTGCTCTTGTATTCTCTCCTACCCAAGATGTACCATTTTTATCTTTAGTACGTCCAATAACTGTGTTTAAATCATCACTTGGAATATTGAAAATACTCATGTCAGACTTAACTTCATTAGTACCTTGTTTTTTCATCCATACACGTTTGTTAGATGCAAACATATCTACTAAATCTGGTGCTAAACCTGTGATATTTAAGTCAACTGTACCACCTTTTTCATCTTCCCATGTCATGCGTTTAACTACTTTTGTTGCTTCTGGGTTAAAAACTCCAACGTATAATCTTTTAAAACCTACTTTATAAGAACCTTGTCCTTCTGCCATTGCTTATTTCCTCCTTAAAAATTAAAAAGCACACCTATTCGATGCGCTGATTTTTATAATATATATTTTTGGGTATGCCTTGATAACGTCTCGACATCACATAACGTTTAGTTTCTTCAAAATAAGCATCTAACTGACTAGATGCTTGAATTAAATTTTGTTGATATAACAGATATCTTATTCGTTTTGTTATATCAATTGTTTTCTGATTATTTGAAGATTCTACATCTATTTGAATTAAGTATTCTTCACTAAGATATTTATCAGACATAAAGTCTGAAGGTAAATCATAAATAGGTGTAATAACAACAAAAGGTTTGGAAGTTTCAGCATTTTCAGTGACTTTATAATAGTATATTCTAGAATTTATATATGTTTGGAGCTCTGCATCAGATAATAAAATTTCTTTTATGGTGTTTAATATATTCATTTATCTGGCCAACTCCTTTTTTATAATTTCTCTATACTTCCGTTCATTAGCAGCTAATGTTTTTGCAATAACTCCAAAACCTCTTGGTGTATATTTTTTTCCATCTCTTGTATAACCATGTTCATTCAAGTGAATAATGTTTTTGCGATTCATAGGGCCTACCCATTCAATTAAAACAGCTCTTTCTTGACTTCCTACTTTTGTATAAGGCTTAGATTTAGTCATTTCTTCTATGCTAGCACCCGTATCTTTAAAACTCTCGAATTCTTTCTTTAAAGCCTTTATAAAAAATTCAGATGCTTCATTTAAAGCTCTATCACTCTTAGCTTGCATTGATTGTTTACCGTATACCGATTCTAATTTCTTCAACACTTCAGGTATCCCTTTAATTTCTACACTCATTTTTCTGATAAAACCACTGTATTATAGCCAATATCTGGTGTATCAATTCTTATTTCTTTAATGTTGAATAATTTATCGGAATATAAGCCTCTGTCAATTTTAACTAAGTGATTTGTTTGTGGTAGATATTCAATTTTAGAAGACCTCATAATTATGGTTAGTCCTGACTTTGATTCAGTCGCTTTTAAAATTTCTCTATCTTTCATAGAAGGATTATATATTTTACAAAAGCAACTATACAATTTCATTTTTTCCTCTTCATCTGGATACGGCCCTTTATTTACATATTGAAAAAAATATGCGCGATCTTTAAATTCATTAAATTCCATTTAAAAATCACCTACCACTTTTTTAATTTCAGAATCATTTTTTGCAATCCTTTTTCATTAAACACCTTGCTTCTAGATTGGTCATTTGAGTATCCACGACTTTCATAATCTCTTGCAATGATATATTTAATCGCTGTACAAAAAAGTGGGTATTCCAAGTCATCTTTGTCATAATCTGGAACCCCACTTAATAGTAATTCAGACTTAGCCGATTGAATGAGACCTTCAATTAAATCATTTTCGAAATTATAGTCAATTCTCAACCACAATTTAATTTCTTCTAAACTCATTTCATCACCCCTATTCGGCTGATATTACAGCTGATTTAGCCTTAGCTGTTACATTAACCTTTTGGGGCTTAGCTGGGTAATGAACCTGTATTTTCTTTTGCTTTTGCAATTCTGAATGCACTGTCTAATGTACGTTGCTGATCATACCATGCAGTTAATACAAACAAATATTCGCCTTTTTTAACATCTTTATCAGTGTCATAAGTTGTTCCATCATAGTTAATTCCAAAATAATTGAAATCTCCCACAATAGGTTTAACTGCTGCATCTGTAAATACTACTGGTTTGCCAAATACTTTTTCTGCTGGTGTGTCAAAGAAATTTGTTGTTCCATTTGAAAGAACACTAATAATTTTGACATAATCCGCATATCGCATATAAATTGTTGCGTTATCACGGTAATCTTCATGTAAATCTGCTAAAGCATTAATAATAGCATCATACATGTCTGCTCCCTCAACTTCTTTAACAGATCCATTATAAAATGACATGTGTTCTAATCCAGATTTAGGACTTACTGCTAAGGCATCTTTACGCTCTTTAGCTGCTAATCCTGATTGTAGTGCGTTTTCAACCCAGTTTACTAAATCTACATCTGATCCATGAATTACAGTATCTGAAATTGCAGCAAATACTTTGAATTTATTAGTAGTGAACTTGACTGTATCACCTTTTAATTTTAATTCTTTTGCTGTTTCTACGTCTGTAATGAAATCATCATCGTCTAAAGTGTATGAAACTCTTGGAATCTCTAAACCTTTAATGTTAGTTAGACGAGCTTTTTCACGTAATTGGTTTTTAGCAAATGGTTCTGAAACAATTTCTTTAGAAAGTGTTTTTGGTAAGAGCTTATCTCCACCTGAATCATTACCTGTTGGTAAAGCGTGTAATAAACGTTGTGCCTCCATTGAAGGTTTTTCAAATTCATTTGGTAAAATCGCGTGACGATAAAACTCTGCCTTAGCTTTAACCAACTTCTCATTATCATTTAAAGATTGATAAGCTTCTCCTGTGTCTTTAACTTTCGCTTTTTCTTTCTCTTCAATGTCTTGTACTTGTCTTTCAACAATGTTAAATCTTTGTTGTAAACCTGCTTTTTCTGTTTCTAGTTGTTTGATGTCTTCCATATCAATATTTGGATCTGTTGCTTTCTGACTCAATTCATCATTTTTATTTTTTAATTGTTGTCCAATCATACCTAAGGATTGTTTTAATTCATATAATGTCGGCATTTCATTTCCTCCTAATAATTCATTGTCATTTTTAAAATTTCGCATTCGCGTTTAATTTTTTCTCTTTTTTCTTTTTCTTCTAGTGACATGCTTTCTTTAGGTGTTTCAACCAATTCAGATGTATCTACATCATCAATTTTAGTGATTTTGTCTACATCTTTCTTTAAATCTTCTGGGACGTTCTCGAAACGCTTATATTGCTCTTTAGAGATACTAGCAGCTATTTCATTAGCTCCTAAAATTTCATCTATCAAGCCGAAAGACAAGGCTTCTTCTGCAGTAAGCCAAGTTTCTGCATCTAACATCTGTTTTAATTGTTCTTGATCTAAGTCTTTTGCTTTATCTAAATACGCTGAATTACTAACAGCATCTGTTTTTTCAAGTAAATCCGCTGTCTTTCTTAACTCTTCTGCATTACCTACAGTCATAACCCATGAATTATGAATCATTAAAAAACTATTTTTGTGCATAAAAATAGTGTCACCACTCATAGCGATAACACTAGCAATTGATGCCGCTAAGGCATCGACATAGATATTAATTTTTGCAGGATGCATTTTTAGCATATTGTATATTGCATGCCCTTCAAATACACTGCCTCCAGATGAATTTATATGAACATCTATTTCACTGATGTCTCCTAGTTCATCTAGTTTATTTTTGAAATCTGTAGCAGTTACATCACTTTCAAACCATTTATCACTTACAATATCACCATAAATAAATATTTCACCTTTACTTTTTGATTTTCTTTTCATTTGAAAACACTTAGCTTTCATTGACATTTTTATCACCACCTTTCAAAGATTTTCTTAATTCAAGTGGCGTGTCAATTGGGTATAAATCACCGCTTATTAGCGGCTTATCTCCACCTTCAACTGGTGGTAAATCTTCCCACTCTCTAATGTCATTTATAGTGTAGTAACCACTACGAACTGCTTTAAAGTACACTTCTGCTTGTGTTGCACTATCAGCCCTTAAATAAGATTTAACGTTAAATTTAAAATACCTATTTTTTTCTCTGTCTGTTTTAGTAAGTAGTTTCCGATTAAATTCTTCTTCATACTGTTTGACGATTGGCAATAAGGTATGCTGCAAGTAAAATCTGTTTAACTCTTCATTTTTCGCGAAATTTGTATTTGATCTTGCATTTAAGAATACTGAGGGCAATTGAAAAACGTTAGCTACTCTTTCTCTTGTTAAATTCTCGCTTGCCACTATATCTTCAGAGACATATTTTTTAGGTAACGGTTCGATTTCAACACCAGGCTCTTGGAATAATATTCCACCGTTTTCTTCATAGTACTGTTTGAAATCTTCTAACACTTGCTGCCTTTTTTCTTTACCTACATTGGAACCATATTTAAGCATGAAAGAATCAGGTTTTTGCATTTCTGTAAGATTAAAGGTTCTTACTGCATTATCAAAATCAGTTGTATTCTTCAACACATCAATCGGACTAATGCCTTGCACCATATTAGATGCCACGATGTGTTTAAAATGCAACATGTCCATATTATGAACAATCAATTTATTTCCAGTTGCAGCATGAATGGAATAATAAAGTTCACGTGATTGGTTTTCAATTAACATTTCAACAACATCTGGATTTAATAAGAAAAGCTTTGATGGTTGATGATAGATGTCTCGTTCAATTAGCACATATGCATTGCCTTTTTCATTTCTGATTGTTTCAATTTGATTAATAAAATCAAAACTGCTCAGAGAATTATTCGGTGACACTGTAAGTAAATCAGATACTTCTGTATTAACTACTTTATAATCTTCATACATTTTCAAGGGCAAACTAGCCATCGAATTAGATAACTTTGTAATAGCTGAAAATATCGTTTCATTAGTTTCAAGCGTATTATTAATTACACCCCAAAAAGATCTATTTTTCCATGGGCTAAAGTCATAAAGCTTAGAAGTTGACTGATCAATCCAATTGTCTATCAATTTTTTCTTTATGCGTGTGACAATATTCTCTTTTGCGATAACATTCACCTCCTTAACGCATTATGTCTTTAATACTAATAAACTCTATGTTTCCTTCACCACTATCAGAAACAACTTTATTCATAATATCTGTATATGTGTTTAAAAATGCTGCAAAGCCATCTATTTTACGATATCTGCTTTGCTTAGACGGCAACCAGTTTCCGTTTCTGTCTAGTTTCAACTGAACATTATTGATATACCATTTCATTAAAGGATTATTATTAAATATTATTTTCCCATCTAAAAACATTTCTTTTAAATCCTTCAATGCAGGGCTCAAGGTCAAAGCTCCTTGTCTTGTTTCTTCCGTTTCAAACCCGTAATTTTTTAACTCTTGATTTAGTTTGAATGCGTTCGCTCTATCATAAGTAATTTTTTCTACTACATAATGCTCATTCATCTTAATTATCCAATTTAAAACATCTTGGTAGTCAATATAAGGCTTATCTTGCACTGTTAATAAGCCATCTTCTTCCCATTCTCTATAGGGTATTTTTTCGTTAGAATATTCAACTTTGTGCTTAGGAATCCATGAATGCGATAAAACTGCAACTTTACCATTATCTAACGCAAAAGTAGCACACGCGGCTGTAAAGTCCTCTGTTTCTGATAAATCATAACCAATCGTGCATGGTCTGCCTTCCAGCTCTTCTAAAGAAACAATTTCATTATTTTTTTGGAGTGTTGGGTAATCAATAAAACTCATCTCGTCATTATTAGCAAAGATATTAAACCTTTTGGTTATAAAATCTCCACGTTCAGCTGGTGTTCTCTTAGCTTTTTCCCACTCTTCTTTCATCTCATCTAAATTTATAGAGACACCTAAGTTGGGATTTGCTTTTATCCAGTTCGACGAATCATTAATATCATCGTCATCATCCAAAGATGCTAAATAATAAAAAGTTCTTTCGTCTTCTATGATTTGATCTAAGGTGTCTCTTCCCGCTTCTACCATATCAACAAGTGGACCATCTAATTGATACCCTGCTGTCGTAATGTAGATGAGAAGAGGTTGTAACCTTGCAGCTCTTGAGTTTTTTATAACTGAAATCAATTTATAGTCTTTAAATTCATGAATTTCATCAAAAATCCCCATGTGTGTATTCAATCCATCTAACTTATCGCTATCTGATGCTTGGGGCATAATTTTTGATATCGTTGCGTCATAATGGATTTCATCTCTTAATGTTCTGAAATTTTTATCAAGCTTTGGGCTAGCTTTTATCATCGCCTTAGATTCATCGAATAATATTCTAGCTTGTTTCATTACGTTTGCTAAAAGATGGATTTCAGCGCCGTTTTCTCCATCTTGAGAAACAGCATAGTTAGCAACACCAGATATAGTAGTTGTTTTACCATTTTTTCGCCCCATAAATATCAAAGCTTCTTTAAACCTGCGCAGTTTTGTTTCTTTATGAACCCAACCAAACAAACTGCCAATAATAAAATGTTGCCATGGTTGTAATACAAGTTGACGTTTAGATCCTTTGGAAGGTTTACAAAACTTTTCTATGAATCGAATAGGACGGTGCGCTAATTCTTCATCAAATACCCATTTACCTCCATTTTCTAGATATCTAAGGTGTCTCTCACATTCTTTTTTAACATATTTGCTTGTTTTTATTTTCCCTTGAGTGACTTGCTCTGCATACCATGTTGTTAATAGTTTTGGTGAAGGTTCATTTAAAACTTTAATAGTCACCGAATCCACCTTCTTCTTGAACTATCTTTTTTCTTTGTGCTGCTGTTAAACCCATAGACTTGAGTAAGTTATTTAGTGTTTGAACTGTTTTTGTCAGTTCTATGCTTAATGGATTCTTAACAATATTGCTCGCACCAGCCTTGTTTGTATGCTCTATCATTAAATCACTATTTTTAAGTTCATCTCTTAACCGACAATAAAATTCATATGTTTCTATATACAAATTAATTAATATGTCGTCAGATTTTTTGTAATCTTCTATATATTCTTTTAGCTGTTTTTTTGTTAACTTCATATAAAGACCCCCTTTCATGAAAAATTTATCCGCGTTGCTAGCGTTTGGGCCTCTCCGGTACCCGGCGAAAAAACATTTTAAGCCGATGGGCAGGGGGCATAAAATTTTATTTAAATAATTTTTTTATTTAAATTTTTAGAACTCTAATTTTCTTAAGATTACTTTTGTCATTATCATTTGCATGAATTTTGTTATGACAGCTATAACAAACTGACATTAGATTATCTAAGTCTAAAGCTTTGTTAAAATCTTCATCAACATAAATAATGTGATGCACAATCTTTGCATCTGTTATAATATCTTCGCGTAAACACATTTGACAAAGATAATTATCTCTATCTAATGCTATCTCTCTTAACTTCTTCCATGCTTTTGAATGATAGAACCAATCGTATTGATATGACTTACGACCATGCTTATAAATGTTATTGTGCTTGGTCATCTCTTACACCTCTTTGATTGCATAACAAAAGACACACCGCATAGCGATGTGCCTCGTGTACTTGTGTCGTATAACTTTTAGATAACTTTATACATCTTTCCGATACTATCATATTACTACAGATTTGTAGGCCTTTTGCACAATCTTTGCACAATGTTATTTGATACCTGCATGATACGCTATCGCTTTAACAAAGTTCTTTCGTATTGTAGTAACTGTATTGCGATGCATGTGACAAGCATCCCCTATTTGTTCTATCTTTAGCTTCTTATCTTTATTCCAATACTTTAACCTTATTACTTTCTTATGATCTTCAGGTAACTTTAAGTACTCACTTTCAACTGCTTCAACCATCTCTTCTAAGTTACGTAACATCTTATTAGTCAATAACCTTGTCGCCATTAACTCAGTTGTTCTAACTGGCTCTCCTTTTTGTAACGGTCCATACACAATGTTGGTGTCTAGTTCTTTCGTTGGGTTAAGTATCTCCATTCTCAATCTATTTATCTCTTTCTTGTTCTCATTTAAATTATATATTTCTGATTCAATATATTTAAATGTTCCTGGCTTAATATCATATGACGCCTTTCCCATCTTATACCTCCATTACTTATGCTTAGCTATTCTTGCTTTAATAGCTTTCATCAATTCTTCTTGCGTTAGTTCTTTATTTTGTAAAGCTTTATATACTCTTCGATCTATTGTGTTATCGGTCATGATGTGATGAATAATAGTCGTATGATTTTGTCCTTGTCTATATAATCTTGCATTTGCTTGTTGGTATAATTCCAATGACCATGTAAGTCCAAACCAAACAATAATGTGCCCACCTTGTTGTAAGTTTAATCCATGCCCTGCACTTGCTGGATGTGCTATAAGCAGCTTAATGTCTCCACTATTCCAACGTTCTTTATAGTTTGAATCTTTTTCTAATTCGTTCAACTTCATTTTCATAATCTTCTAAACCTTCAACACCATTATTTTTTACTAACTGCTTGAAAAGATAAGCATTCATATACTCCAATGCTTCTATGGTTTTCATCTTATGAGAAATGCTACTTAACAAGATCAATAAAAATATAGCTAAAACAATTGAAATGACAATCCACATATTTACAACACCTCCAGTGCTATTGCTAAACACATTAATATAATTAATTCAAAAATGATAATAGCTATTACCATGAAACTTCAGCTCTGATTTTTTCAAAGTCACTCGGCGCCTCTACATCATCATTAGCCGTCGTCATAATATATACTTTCTCAGTTACATACTTACCTAGCTCATACATCGCTAGTAAGAATAATAGTCTTAATATTTGTTTAATCATTATTTATCTACCTTCTTTACTTCGTATAAGACCGGATATAAATTTAAAAAGTGTATTCTATAACCAATCGTTTTAACTTCTACTTTGTCGCCTACTTTTAACCTAGCTTGTATGTCTGCGCTATCAAATTTCTTTTTGAATAGTAAGTCAGAGTTTTCGATGACTTGCTTGTTGTCTAACACAATATAGAACTTGTCTTCTTTATCTTGTCTCTTGTTATATTTATCTGTAATTGTCCCTTGATGTACTTCTTTGTTTTGGTAACTAGCCACTGTATAGATAGGCGATATGACAACAAGCATCAGTGCGATTACGCCGAATAATCGCAGTATTCCAACAATAAAGATATCGAACCAATCCATATTTTTAAGTTTTTTAATCATCATTGTCATCTCCAGTATCAATTAAACTAGGCATCATTCTTAACATAGCCCTTAATTCATGTTCATTCATATTAGCCGTCATAGGACTGTAAAATTCACTGTCTTTATCATTAATTTCTTTAATGAAATCATCTTCAATCTTAGCTTTTTCTTCAGGTGTTTTATTTTTATATTTTTTGATTATTTCAGTGTACTTTTCCGGGAATTTCATTTTAGGAATATTAATCATCGTCTGCCTCCTCAACATTGATCCCAACTATATAACCTTTGTTCAATACAAGTTCTCTGCCATAATCTTTTTCTATCGTTAAATAGTCATCATCATTTCTAAAATTGTCCAAAACAAATACTATTTCGTTAAATAATTCATCTTCATGTAATATCAAACTACTACCGTCATGTAATAAAATTCTCAGCTGATTCATTTCCCACGCTCCTCAATAAGTGTGATTGATTCAATCGTATCTGTTTTAATATACGTTGGTTTCTTGATTATAGTACTTGCGTAAATATAACCGTTAAAACTCGTCATTCTTTCAACATATTTTTCAAAAGGTTCAGCCGTTTTTACAAAATAAACTCCGCCTGAAATAGTTTTAATTTTAACTTCCGTCATTTCCCACACTCCCTTATATTTTCAAACAACTGCCCCACTTTAATAACTGCATCTCTTTTAACTTGTGTCTCGTACTTCTCTTTCGCTTCTTCTTTACTCTCTGCCTCAACAACTGTAAACCTTTGATTGCTCTTAGCTTTAGTTATGTGTGTATGCTTGCGTCCTGTTGAATCTTTGAATGTTGTGACTAAGTATTGCGTCACTTCCCCAAAACCTCCTTGACTCGATCTAAGATGTCTTTACACTCCGCTACTTCCGAAGCCTTTTGCTCCACGTTCTGAAACACTCTCGAATTCCTCCACTTGCTTTAGTTCAGGTGTCCATATAGGCACAATAACCAATTGAGCTAGTTTGTCGCCTTTGTTTATGACATAACTACCATTCATACATAAAATTTTATCTGTTACAGGTAGTCGGGCATACTTTCCATCTATCCCAGCAGGACTCCGACCAAAGTTACTCATATCCTCACTCTCTAACGTTTCATTATCATTCTTGATATTAATCCCTAAATTGCCGTGATATCCCGCGTCTATCTTGCCTGTTTCAATCACTAAATGCGTTTTACTACTTACACCACTACGGCTAGTTAATAGTCCGACATAGCCCTCTGGTATGCTTACAGCTACATCTGTTTTGATCACTGCCTTTTCTTGTGGCTCAAGTACGACAGTTTCAGCTGAGAATATGTCATAACCTGCATCCGTCTTATGATTTCGTTCTGGCATTCTAGCGTTTTCTGATAATAGTTTTACTTGTAATGTGTTATTCATTATCGTTGTCCTCCTTAGCTGTAGCAAACGCTATTCTCAATTTCAATCTTTCAACAATATGAATTAGTGCGGTATTGAGGAATATTTCAAATTCTTCAATGTTCTCATCTATAAAATCGAGTATTTCTTCCTCTTGTTCACTGTCAAACTCGCTTAGTACATCCCAAATATATATATCGCTTTTACTCATTTCTAATACTCCTGCGATTATTTCTGAATTACTTTTATTACTCATTATTCTTCACTCTCCTCGTATTCATAGATAACTTGACTTACCATAATCCCTATTGCTTCATCTAGTTCTAGAGCTCCTTTAGTCTGACTTTGAGTAAAGTTATTAATGTCTTCAAGTAGTCTGTCAAACTCTCGCGCTTTCTTATACACGTCCTCAATCTCTTTTAGTAAGCCCTCTGTGTCATTGCCGTTATACGCACTAGCACTTATAACAGACTGTTCTATTTGTTCACGGTTATTCATTAGTGTCATCCTCCGTAAAAATTTTATTGTTTAATTCCATTCCAAATTTAACTCTTTCATCATCGTTGCCTAATTCGTTTATTAAATCTTTTTCAACGCTCTTGCAATACCTATCCCATGCGCTCGCTTTCTTCTCCAGCTCTTTGTTGCGTTCTCGTAACTTAGCTATATCCCCGATAAGCTCATCACGTTGTTTTCTCATCTTCTTCAACCTAGCGTCCATTACACCTAGTTGGACCCCTGTTTCATAGTTCATTCTGTTACCTCCAATAAATGAGATGATTCAAATATGTTGCCTTTAACCTCACAGTCGTACATAAGAAAAGATTTTTTATCTAAAAATTCAAAGTAGTCACTTTCAGAAACTGAGCTCTCAAACATAAAATCTTTTAATTGAATACCCTTTACAACATCAATAGATATTACTGCTCTGTTAATTGTTTCTACCCACACTCGATATTTAGGTATCATTCTACCAACTCCCCATCTTTCCAAATTAACGTCATAGTTAGGTCGTCGTTTAAGATATAGAATGCTTTGATAGGGAAACAATGTTCATCTAAACGTTTGTTTATACTAATATTAGCGTGTGATATAGCGGTATAATCTCCTTCTTGAAACTCGTACACTTCAAACAACTTATCAAATACCGTATCTTTGGTTACTTCTTTTTCAATATCAACTATGAAGGGTATATCAATTGGAATAAAACTTGACGTCGAACACTTATTTGTATTTGGATGAAAACGAACGAATCCATCACTAAATCCTGTTGAAAAAAATATTTTCCCTTGTGATAGCTCCGGATTTTCTCGCGCCCATTTAATTAATTCATCTAATCTCATTTCTTTTTTAACTTTGATTTTCATTTTTATATCTCCTCTTGAATAGTAAATTTATCGTTAATTGATACGTATCCAGCCACATTACATAAGATGCTATCAACATCAAAAGTCACACAACAGTTGCGTTCAACATCATTTGAATAGAATCTTTTGTTTCCTGATAACTTGGGGTTATCCCAAGCCCATTGGATAAGTTCAGGTAAATTCACTTCTTTTTCAACTTTGCCTTTCATTATTTCCATCTCCTCTAAAATAAAGTTAGTTGCTTCTGTTCCTCGTATTCCAAACCATGTTGCTTTATATATGTTTCAAGCTCTTCCGCTGTATCAAACGTCTTCTTCACACCTTGCCAACCTGGTACGATATGCCCGTGAAAGTAATAAGTGTCATTTACAACATGGATATGACCCACTCGCTCGTTATCCTGATACAGATATCTCTTAGAGCCGAAAAATTGGTTTAAGTATTCTTTGCGTGCGCTATCTGTCATTGTCATCACTCCCACAAGTCAAACACTCTATCAACGTAAAACTTCGCTTTTGCCATATCCTCATGTCCATTCTTTAACGGTGCTCTAGATAGGTATTTGATTGCATTACCTATTGCGAATGCTAATTGTGGTGGGTACTGTGCCGTTACTTGTTCGATAAAATCTATAATTTCAATGTCGCCGTATGTGTAATGCGCCGGTTGCTTAACGTTGTCTTGAATTTCGTTCATATCTACTTTTCTGTTACTAATTATGCTCATTATGCTTCACTCCATTTCTTGAACATTTGGTTATAAGTGACATCGAACCAGTACGGATCACGTGAATGTTTTTGTGGTACATCAAATAAATGTGGCTTCTTTCTTCTTAGCTCAGCTTCTTTACGTCGTTGCCTAGCCATTTCACGCTCTCGCTCCAAAGCTTTTGTTATTTGTATTTCTCTATAGTCGTTTAGCTTCATGCCGAAAGGTGCATCAATTGCTTCCGACATCTCCCAACCCTTCGCAACTCTGTTTCTAACTATTTCGGGCGTGAGTCCTTTCTTTTTCATCTGCTCATTTTCATATTCAGTGTATTTAGAAGGGGGTTTTTCTTGTGGTGGCGCAATAAGCGCATCGCCCGTTAGCCCTTTTGCTATCCTGTAATTAATTAGTCCTTTGCTTAGGTTGTACTTTTTAACTATTTCGCTAACAGTCATCATTTTGCCGTCAACCTTTACTTTCTTAGGCTTTACTACATTTTGTATTAAATCTTTCCCCCTCGCCCCTCTGTCGTACCTAGTAATCAATGTCGATACTTTGATGTCGTATCTATCCGATACATCAATAAGCGTCATCAATTTACCGTCTATTCTTACTTTCGTTTTTATGCCCGCCATTTATTCCACCTCTACATTTACATTTCTAATTTTTAAATTGTCATACTCTAGTATTTCGTCAGGATTGTTATATAAGTAATCTGCCAGCGTTTCTTTTTCTTTATCCACATCATCAAAATGCTGATAATCAACTTCTGTAGGTATTCTTATATCAATCGTTGCGTTTATATATGCTTGTTGTTGCATTAAATCACTTCATTTCTCTTTTTCTTTTACGTCTGACTTTCACTAAGTCCTCATATACCATCCATTCTTGACCTGTGTATTTAGGCGCTTTACATATCCACGTTAAATTCACATCTCTATACTGATATCTGAATATCTTCGCTTTGATGTTGGCAACTTCAGTCGCCTTACCTTTAACGTCTATAACTTCAACCAGTTTCCCTTCCTTCCACAAAGAGAAATCGGCTATATACGTAATCGGTCTTTGCTTCCCAAATTTAGGTTGTAGTTCGATACGATCATAGTTAGTGCCATTCATATTACTTTCTAAATATTGGTAATATTCGCACTCTACTTTGCTATCAAATACAATTCCTTTGTACTCAACTTTCTTAGCGTTGTATTTACTCATTGTGCCACCTCTAAATATCAAATATCGTTGCTTGCAATCCTAGCTCTTGCTCATATAGAAGCCCGTGAGCGCCTTTGAATCGTTTTAGGTCACTATCAGTCATAATTTTCTTTTCGTCGCTGAAATGGGCTCCTGTGAGCGAATAAACTTCATTTACGTTGTCTTTATACTTGATGACCTTAATATCTTCCGTGCCATCTTCTCGGTATAAGTAATATTTTTCTTTCGGCATTTTTAACACTCCTTAATATTCGACGATAGCGGGGCGTGTATGACGTTCTGCAAGTTTTTGGATAAATAGGTCGTACAACCTATTTTCATCGCCCTGTGCCTCATCTATGAGTTTCTGAGCGTACATATCTGAACACTCAAGTTTAGTTTTTAAAAATTCTTTGGTTACCATGCATCTCGCTCCCTGAAATCGTCTCCGATTACTCTTACTTTTCTCGCATTGTGTTTCATTCTCGAATTGATACGTTGCCAGTTGGTATTCTGATTTAACTCTTTATCACTAAAGTTAGTTGTAAAGATGTTGTTTTTACCTACTCTGTTATCAACAATGCTAAAAAGTTTATTTAAAGTGTGTTCTGTGTTTTCTACACCCATATCATCTAGTACAAGTAAATCAATATCACTTAGCAATCTGACTAACTCGTCTGTAGTTTCTTCTGCGTTTTTGTTGTATGTCGCTTTGATACGATCCATCAACATTGGTATGTGCATAAAAGCAACCGTATGTCCTTTAGCTTTAACTGCTTTTGCGATAGCGTATGCTAGGTGGCTTTTACCAGTTCCGTATGAACCTTGCAATATTAATGATTTTGGTTCTTTTGTAGAGAAACCTTGTACATACTCTATTGCTGTTTGTTTAGCGTGTACTTGTTTTTCATTTTGTGGCTTATAGTTGTTAACTGTTGCATCTCTTAGAGACGGATTAACATTTGATTGATTGAAAATATAATCAAGTTTCTTTTGTTTATTCCTTTTGTATTCTTCATAAGCCAATCTTTGAATTTCACATTCGCAACCGTCTTTGTATTCATATCCATTTTCAAACTTATATAAGTCATATTGATGCCCGCATTTATCGCAATTCTGTCTTAGTATTACTTCGATTGGTTGATATTTTTTTAAACTCTCGTTTATTTTTTCGTTGAATAACGGTTTCATAAGATCCTCCTAGTCCCAATAACTTTCGTCGTACTTCATACGTTCCAATTGATCTATGCCAGTTGGTTCTGCTTTTTGATTGAGGTATCCCTCAAATTTATTACCAAAAAGTGTTTCTGGTCTAAGGTATTTATCGCTATCCGTGTTTAGCCACTCAGCTGTTTTGATATCAATCACCTTTTTAAAATCCTCCAACCTAAAATCTTGATTCCATCTTGCTTTAATAAAATCTTTTGTTTTAGCTGTATTGTGTTTAAAATGCTTGCCCGCTTTTTTGTTTAAGTAATCGATAATTTCTTTATAGGGTATAGAAGATGCTGTCGGGTTGTCCGACAATATATCTATTCTATTTATATTGTTATTACTTGTATTATTAATACTTGTATTATTCTCTTTGACATTTGCGTCAATAGGGGTATTGACAGAATTATCAATAGGGGTATTGATTTTTGCGTCAATAGGCATTGACGATTGCGTCAAGGGGTACATCTTCCTTTGTTTAACTTCATTACCTTCTTTGATAATTTCGATTTTTAGATAACCAAATTTGATAAGGTTCGAAATTCTACGAGATATAGTTTCTTTAACGACGTTGTATAAAGTTGCAAAGTAACCATTACTTGCTGTGCAGTATCCATACTTATTACTTAAAGACGTTATTTCTGCAAAAAGTAATTTTTCACTATCAGTAAGTCGATTATCATATCTGACATTTGCCGTTATTATTGAGTAGTAACTTGGTTGTTCAGTCATTCTCAGCACCTTCTTTCAGTGCTTTTATTTTGTCCGGTATTTCCCAGTTAGATATGAATTCTTTAAGTTCATCTGTCATAGGTACGTCATTAAGGATTACGTCTGAACCATGTAAATAAAAATTAATTTTATTAAACATGAGAGCAGTCTCATAAATATTTTTTGACCATCCAATATGATATGTCTTTCTTTTATAAGTTATTTGCGCTACATAACCACTTTGAGTTAAATAGACTCCTTTGAACTTACTTTTTCCTCTTCTACGACGTTTTTGGTCTTTGTAAGTTTTGTATTCATATTCAAATATAGAGTCATTTTGATTTTTATGATTCTTATAACCTTGTCCGTCCCAATATTTATCTACTGCGCTGTTGTATGCTTTAGCTGCCTCCCATTCATCAACAAAACTACCTAAATATTTAGATTTGCTATCAATTTTTATTACAGCAGACCATTTTTTTGTTTTTCGATTTAAATAAACACCTTTATAGATACTCGAAGTATTTCTTGTAGGCCTTGCCCATCGTTGTTGATAACCAATTGAAGTGATGTTGTTTTTGGTAAAATCATTATTTTTTATTTTTTGAAAACCATTTTCTAATACAAATCCACTTAAGCTAACGTTGAGTGTCTTTGTGTGAATTCTTCTAACGTTATCTACATAAGATTTTGTCCAAATATATTGATTAACCCTCTCATAATCTTCATCATCAACAAAAATTTCTTCTCCATCTTGTAAAAATATCGATTTAACCATTATTCTCCTCCTTTCAGCATTTTGTTGAGCCTCTCATCAACTTTTATCCACGAGTCATGCAAGTGGTATTTATCATCAAACGACTTAACGCCAATCGCATGTTGCTCGTTGTGATGTTCGCGACATAACGCTAATACATGTTTGTCATAGTGGTTCATTTTGTTTCTGTTCATGCCTCTGCCAACTGCTTCATAATGTGCTAGGTCAGCGTGAGGCTTTCCGCATATTACACAGTTGCGGTTAACAGTTGACCAGTATAAGAATGATTTATCTTGTTTCAGCAAGTCGCTTGTTTTATAACTAAGCGGTATGTCGTTGTGAAATATCCAATCGAGTGTTACCTCGATAATTTGATTCGCTTGCATCCGTGTACAGTCACTTAACGAAATACTCTTGTCATAGTCATACAGAACCGTTACATATTCTTGGAACAAATACCTCATATAGTCACGTGGTTGGCCTGTGTGGCTCTCTATGTCGTTACAGAGCGCAAATATTTTTCTTCGTTGCTTGTCTGTTATTTTGAATGGGTCTTCGATTCGCAAATCACATTCGACTTCGTAGCCGTTATCAAGTAATAATGTTTCTTTGTCTCCTAGCTCGGCACCCTCGATAACGACTGTTGTTGTGCCGTCATCTTGAGTGATATAGTTTTTGATTTGAGCCATTTAATCACGTCCTAGAAAGGTAAATCATCGTCAGAGATTTCTATAGGACCATTAGCATTAGCAAATGGATTATTTGATTGCTGTCTATTCTGTGGTGCGTTATATGAATTATGCTGTTGTTGGTTGTTAGATTGACCGTTGTTTTTACGTTCAACGAAAGTTATATTGTTGACTGCGATGTCTGTAGTAAACACTTTCTGTCCTTGATTATTTTCATAACTACCGGTTTGTATTGAACCAGTAACGCCAATTTTATTACCTTTATTAAAGTTATTAGCGATGATTTCAGCAGTCTTACCAAATGCAACACAACGAATGAAGTCTGTTTCATATTCGTTAGTTTGTTTGTTTTTGAATGGTCTCTGTACTGCGATTACAAAGTTAACTACGTTGTTGTTTTGACCTTTTAACTCTGGATCTGCCACTAGGTTCCCAATTAAATTTACTGTATTCATTGTTCAATTCCTCCAAGCCATTTTTTTATCTGTTGTCTGGTTACATTGATTTGGTTTTTATTCAGTGCTTCGACGTTCATTTTTTCTAATTTGTTAATTTGTTCCTGGTATTTTTCCGCGAATCCACTTTCTTTAGCTATGGCTATAAAATCATTAACTTCTTTAGTTAGTATGTCTTTAAATTCTTGACTTACTGTTGAATATTTATCTTGTTTTTGTTTTGCGTCTGCGTCATCTTCATCAGTTGGAATGTTAAAGAACTTCATTAAGAAATAGCGTTCAGCATAAGTTAACGCTGTGCCATGTGCTTGTGAAATATCATTTTGTTGACCGTAAGCGTGATAACTTACTTCATACTGTTCTTCTGGTTTATCAGCATTAATCCATGTATAATTCAAATCCATTTCAACTATGAATTCTGTCACTTCTTGACCTTTTTTGTTTTTAAAAGTATGTGTCGTCCAATTTTCATTTGACGTATTGGGGACTAACAATAAATTATGTTCAATCATCTTTTCTCTTATTCTGTGTAATATTTGAGATCCTGAAACATACGAGAAGTTATAACCCTTAGTATCTTTTGTGAAGCCCGCAATATTCGCTTTAACATCTGCTATTTTTTGGTACAAATTAAGTTGTTCGGCCATCTATTCTCCCACCTTTACCGTGTATGACGTTGGTTTCTCCACAATGCTAGCACCCTCTAAAACTTCGCCGTTTGCGTCAATCAATGTGCCGTTTTCAGTTACATTGAAATCTTTCTTAATGTCTGATTGGCTAAGTTTTTTAGTTACTTTTACATAGTTGTCAAAACCTCGTTGCTCAAGTTGTTTAATGACTTCTTGCTCATTGCTAACTTGAATGACTTTTGAACCTTTTCTGGCTGTCACTTTTCCGTAAGGTGTATTCAACTTGAATTTGCTATCTTGTTCTTTTTGTATTCTGTAATATTCAATTACAAGGCTTTGTAAATATTCTTTGCCACTCTGTAATTTTTCTACTTCTTTATCTTTCCATTCGTTTATGCGTTCAATTTCTTTATTTGCTAAATCGTTGATTTCATTCTCTTTAGTTGTGATTGCATCCAGTTTCTTAAAAACCCAGTTAGCACTGTCTAGATCAGTTACTTTGAATCGGTCGTCTTGTTCGAATGTTTCTAATTCTCTCTCTTGTAAATCATTCACTTTTCATACCTCCTACCATTTCATGACTAAGTTAATTAGTCTGTCCTGTTCGTCTGTGTTCTCTTCAATCCATTCATCTATTGCTTGGTTGAATAAGTCTGATGCCATATCTAAGTCATTCTCATCTACGACATAAGCATGTTTAATTGGTACGTTGTTCATATCTTTAACTTGTATTGATATGCCCATATGACCTTTTAAAATGAATAGCTTAAAATCGAATCCGTTAACATGAATATTTTTGCGTATGATTTCGCCTATTTCGTAATACATCTTGACTTCCTCCGTTTTTCGTTTTATATTGAACATGAATTTTTTCTTAAGTGTTTGATACTGTTACTTGCTCCAACAAGTAGCAGTTTTTTTATTCTTTGAAAAAGCATTCTTTGTAGTACATGAATGTTGCGATACTTGCGAATCCCGCAATTGACCATGCTGTAGTGAAGTATAGAAACGGCATAAGTACAATCGCTAAGACTGTGAAGCACAGTACTGCTAATAGGTAGCTTTTATATGTGTCGCTCATTTGATAATCCTCCTAATACCATTTTTTATGCTTTCTGATCAAATACTCTTCTAATTTAGAAATATTAATCAATGTTCCCGTTGCTGAATAATCAATGTATAAATTTTCTACACCTAAATTATCTTCACGGTAATATTTCAACCAGTTGTATACTGTACTTCTACATACTCCAAACAATTGATGGATTTGTGTAGGTGTTGCGTATAACTTTTTCACAAATTTTTCTTCGCCTCGATATGTGTTTTCTGGTGTTGGTGGTATTATGATTTTTGGCATCTCTATCACTCCTTTAGATAAATGTTAAAGTTTGTTATTATTCGCCCTGTATTGAAGTTCTCTATCTAATGCATAGAAAACTTTGTTTATTTCTAAGTAGCTGTAATCACTTTTTTTAATAAGCTCTAATATTTCCGCTCCTAAGTTACGTTCCTTTTCCGTTAAATAGGATGAAGAAGCATCAGCTTTGCTAGAAACTTGTGGGACGCCTATACGCAATCCTTCTGATCTTGTGTTCATTTGTTTATGCTCCTTTCGTGTATAATGTTGTTATCAACCTAAGGAGGTGATAACATGCCCTTGATATCTGATGAATTTGATACACTTACTAAAGACCAACAATATATCTTGTCCGTACTCTACAAAGATTATTTAGAATGTGTAAAGTTAGGTTCGGTTAAATTAACCTGCAATAATTTTGGAAGTGCTAAAGATATACATACAAAGTATTTTCAAAAACTACATTTCGAAGATGTAAAATACGATTTAAATAAACTTAAAAACTCTGGGTTCCTAAACGGCGTGTATGCTAGTAACACTATTTATCATGTAACAATTTCAGACAAGACTGTTGTTTACTTTGAAAATGAGTTTAAAAACAATTTAAAAAGTATCATTGATAGCATTTCTAAAATTGCTTCAATAATTCCTGGTCTCTAGTTGGGTTTATAACTTCCCAATCATTTGCCATGAGGTCATCGGCTGAAGGTTGCCAATATCTGATAAGGTTTGTCCCATCGCTATTTGAAATGATGCATTGTAAAAAACTATCATTTGTTGGTAATATCTTAGTTCGATGACTTTCTTTCCAATCTTTCCGTGTCATAGAGACAAGATTTTTTGTAGCTATCTTAGTTGCTTCTTGAATGTTCATTTGTTGTTCCACCTTTCGTGTATAATGTTGTTATCAACCTAAGGAGGTGATAAGTATGAAAGCTTGTTTATATCTTTCTAATGATAAATTTGTTGAAATCGATAATTTAGAAAAAGTGATAAAGTCAGGTCATCGCGGAACTGTTGAAATATCAAAAGAAAAAATTAAAAGTTCCTTGTTCACTAATGGCTCATATACTTTTGTTGGAGACAAAATAGTAGCTATCGCTTCAGCTAAAATCGAATTCATAGAATTTATCGATTAATCTCTTTAAGCAACTCTGCAACTGCTCGCAACAGTTCAGGGTTGTTTCTTGTTTCTAAATTACTGTTTGCATGTTTTAGTAAATTGAGTTTTAATTTACTTTTTTCTTTAGCGATTCTAAATTTTTGTAACATTTGTTGTTCCTCCTTTTAAGATGTTTGTTTAAATTTCAAATTGGCTAATATCTACACCGTATTTAATCGCCATACTCTTAATCACTGAAATGTATATCTCAACCAATCTAGGTTCATCAGTAATCACATCTAATTTTGACAACTTGTTAATCTGGGTTTTCGTTGCACCATTCGCTAGCATTTTGCCTTTGCGGTTCTGCATACGAATTTTTAAATTACAGCGTCCTTTTTCTTCTAAAGCTTTATATGCTTCAGACTTAACTTTCTGGTGCATTGCTCCGCCACCTAAATGTTGTGCAATCGCAGATAACATTTTGTTTGTGTCGTTACGCCAGTTTTTCGTTTCAATACCGACAATGTGACGAATGCCTGTGATTTCTTGTTGCATTTGTTTGTTAAACTGTTCTTGGTCTTTTTGTGCTTTGAACATCATCTCTAATGCTTGCATTGGTGTTTGTGGTACATTAAGCTGTGCTTGTTGTTTAATGTATTCATCCATTTTATGAAATGCATCAACATAAGTTGCAGTAAACAAAATGCCTTTACTACCTGTCATCTTGTTTGCTACTATGTCGCAACCTTTTTTGGTTAGTAGGTAACAAGGTTGTACTTTGTTTTGTGAATTAACATAGGTGCTTTCTTCAAAGAAATTATGACTACTCAATTTTGAGGAGTCCTCTAAAACCTTGATATAACCTTTAATGTCTCTTACTAAATTGTCGTGTCGCTTTCCTATCATTTCCGCAACTTCTCTACTGTCTACATAATGTGTTTCGTTCTGTTCTACTATTTGTAATGCTTGCATTTCAGTTTCCTCCTTAAGTTAAAACTTTCTTTTTGCGTAAGTCTTCGTTAAAAAAAATATCTCTTCCTTCTTGAGGTGTCAATTCTAACGCAAAATAAATACCATTTATTACCGGGTACGACGGTTTCGTTCTCCCGTGAATCATATTAGATAAAGTATCTCTATTAACACCAATTTCTTCAGAAAGGGTTTTGATGTTATGTTCTTTCAAAGCCATTTTAGATTTCAAAAGTTTAGCATCTATAGGCATTTCTTTTCACCACCTTTCGTATTACGTAAGTAATCTTATCATGATGTTACGAAAGAGGTCAAGCACTTTACGAAAGTTTTTTAGAAAAATATTGCAAATGCCGAAAGTTTTCCTTATAATAGAACTATCAAGTAAAAGGAGCTGTATTACGATGTGCTTTTCAAAAAGAATGAAACAATCAAGAGAAAAACAAGGTATGACTTTGGCCGAACTAGGAAGAAAAATTGGTAAAACTGAAGCTACTGTACAGCGTTATGAAAGCGGAAATATCAAAAATTTAAAAAACGATACTATAGAAAGTATAGCTACTGCATTAAATGTTAATCCTGCATATTTAATGGGGTGGGTTGAAGAAAACGATGATGAAGTACAACATCGTGCAGCTCACCTTGAAGGAGAATTGACAGATGATGAATGGCAAAGAGTTTTAGATTATGCAGATTATATAAGAAGCAAACGTAAGTAAAGGATGTATCAGATGGGATTATATGAAGAAACTTTAATACAACATGATTATATTGAAATAAGAGAGGCTGATGTGCTTCCAGATAATTTGGATGGGGTATGGTTAGGAGATTTAATTTTAATAAAGCGTGGCTTATCAGATAGAGAAAAGGCAGGAATTCTCTTTGAAGAATTAGCACATAATAAACTTACATACGGTGATATAGCCGATTACTCGAAATTCAACAATCGCAAGTTCGAAAATTACGCAAGGCGACACGGCTTTATCTCAGCAGTCCCGTTACGCGAAATTGTGGAAGCTTACAATTATGGTGTACGTAACTTGTATGAGTTGTCTGAGTATCTGCAATTGAGTGAAGAATACATATTAGAAGCAATAGAACAATATAAAAAGATATATGGTATTGGGACTCACTACGGCGAATACTCAATTACATTTGAGCCATTGAGAGTTTTTAAATATAAAGAAATATAAACAAAGGAGAAATTAAAATGAAAAGATTATTAGGTTTAACATTAGCGAGTGCGTTAGTTTTAGGCGCTTGTGGTAGCCACGACGGCGATAAGAAAGAGGAAAGCAAAAAAACTGAAACAAAGAAAGATAACAAAGATAAAAAGAAAGAAACTAAAGAAAAAGCAGAAGCGAAAAAAGAAAATGCTAATCAAAACGATAACAATAATCAAGTAAACAACGAGAACAACACAAACGTTAACAACGATCAACAAACCAATAGACCTTTAACTAAAGACGAAATATCACAAAGAGTAAAAAATGGTCACAATGTTAACGGCATGGTAGATGCAGATGGTAATACTTGGTACCAAGCACAAGGCGCAGGTGACGTTATAGGTTACACAAAACCTGATGGTACACAATGCACAGTTGGTGGTTGTGTCACACCTCAGCAACAAGAACAAATAAACGAAGCTAATTATAAAGAGATGGAAAAATATGGGTATTCTCGTGAAAAATACGATGCAATTCAAAAAGAAGCTTCTAAACTTCAACAACAAAAAGAAAATGGAGAAATAACAGCAGAAGAATTTACTAATAGGTATATAGAATTATACGACTAAGTATCTTACAATCAATTAATTGTATTGTGATTAATAACGTCTATTTAGTGATTTAATATAAATATAAACAAAGGAGAAATTGACATGAAAAAAGCAATCTTAACTTTAAGTCTTATATTTATTACCTACTACCTCACTTTTAAATATATGTGGATTAAAGAATTGAAGTATTAACAGCTTTTTATAGCCCTTTAATATAAAAATCAAAAAACGCCTACTAGTGTAGACGTTGAATGGTGGTGAGAATTTTATGGTAGATAAAAACAAAAAACAAGAAACTACTCGTAGTAACCCATTAAACAAAAGTTTTGAAAAGTCAGGCGCCAGCGAAAAATTAAAAAGCACTTTATCAGAAAAAGCTAAGAAAAAAGATTAGTATTCATTCATTAAATATAAATCCAATTTAATTTGTTGTTTAAGGTCTACAAGCGTATGTTTAATATACAATTCATCGTTTGACGGTAAATCAGATACTTTGAAATCTTGTCGCTCAACTTCTAGTAAATCGAAATCGCTACCAGCTGAATTATAGGTTTTAAGTTCACCCTCTTCAATGATTCTGTTTTCAAAGTCTTTTATAACTATAAATACTGGTTTACCGTTGTTATTAAACAACTTGTCTCTTTTGTCTAATAAGCTTATACAATCCAATTTCATAAACTTTCTGGTTATATTAATTAACCAGATAATAAATTTAACAATTAAAGGATTAAATACAAACACTGTTAAAACAAAAATAAATAGAAACAAAATATTTGCTTTTAGACCTGTAAGCAACTGAATTAAATTCAAATTTTTTAAATCAACATTATTAAAAACTATAAAACTATAAAACCATATCAAACATGTTTCAATAGAAAAAATCAATAATACAGGAGTATTGATAACCTTGTTTTTTTCACTAACTAAACCTATCATTGTTAGATATTTATATGGTATGTAACCTAAAACTCCTGTAAGAAGAAGCGCCCCTAGAAATTGAGTCATCTTATCACCTACTTTTTATTTTATTATAACACATTTAGTACCTAGTACTAAATTACGGGTAGCCCGACTACCCTTATTATTTTTTAATATTTTATAGAACATACGTTCTTGCAGGAGGTATAAACATGTGGATTGAAAAATTTAAAAACAAAAATAACGAAACTAAATACAGATACTACGAGAAGTATAAAGATCCATACACAGATAAATGGAAGCGCGTAAGTGTTGTGTTGAACAAGAATACAAAACAATCTCAAAAAGAAGCAATGTTTCGTTTAGAAGAAAAAATAAAAGAAAAACTGAACAACAAGTCGTCAAGCGAATTAAAAACTTTGACTTTTCACGCGCTATTAGATGAATGGCTTGAATATCATATAAAAACATCAGGTTCAAAGTTGACTACTCTTAATAATATAAAAATAAGAATTAGAAACATTAAACGATACAGCTCTGAGAACTTGCTTTTAAACAAACTAGATACAAAATATATGCAGATATTTATTAATAAATTATCAGATATCTATTCTCAAAATCAAGTAACCCGTCAACTCGGAGATATGAAAGGAGCTATTAAATATGCAGTTAAATTTTACAATTATCCAAATGAATATTTGTTAACTAATGTCAAAATTCCTAAAAGAAGAAAAACAATAGAGGATATCGAAAAAGATGAATCTAAAATGTACAACTATTTAGAAATGAACCAAGTCCTACAGATACGTGATCATATACTAAATGATAATAAGTTACACAAGCGAAATCGCATTTTAATTGCCAGCATCTTAGAAGTACAGGCTTTAACTGGTATGCGCATAGGAGAACTACAAGCACTGCAGGAAAAAGATATAGATTTATTAAACAAAACTATCAATATAACAGGTACAATTCACCGCATTAAATACGAGGAAGGATTCGGATACAAAGACACTACAAAGACTATAAGTTCAAAAAGAAGTATCAGCATCAATTCTAGAACCGTAGAAATTTTTAAAAAGATAATACTGGAAAACAAAATGTTGAAAAGATGGAATTCGAGCTATGTTGACAGAGGGTTCATATTCACAACAAAAAAAGGGAATCCTTTATGTAATAATCAAATCGCCGGTGTGCTTAAGAAAACTACAAAAGCTTTAAATATGAATAAGAAAGTTACCACGCACACATTTAGACATACACACATAACTTTATTAGTAGAAATGAATGTTTCTTTAAAAGCAATTATGAAAAGGGTAGGACATGTAGATGAAAAAACAACCATTCGCATATATACTCATGTAACTGAAAAAATGGATAGAGAACTAACTCAAAAACTCGAAAACATTCCAAGTTAGCTTAAATCTGCCCTTTTTTTGCCCT